TAGTCTCTTGTCCCAACTCTGTCAGATCCTCGTAGCCTTTGCCCAATACATAGTTCTCTAAATATTTATGCATGCTTGTGCCTCTTACTGCCGAAGCATTCTTAATACGTTCTGCCTCTTTCTTGCCTTTATCTGCAATCCATTTTTTAAGATAAGTATCATCTTTGGTTCGACCCAAAATGGTCGTTACACTTGGTAGTCTGTATCCTGCAACTTCATAGTTCCGTGATCCGTTGTCCATGTACCGTGTGCCGCCGACATAGGTATACTTGTCTAGTTTCTTTATCACTTGGGTTCCTTACCGCTAACCACGGTGGATATAAAGTTACCGTGTTTATTTGTATACTCTACGGCATACTCTTTCTTGTGATCAAGTTTAGCTTTAAGTTTTTTAAAGGACATAGCTTCCATATCCTCTGATGTATCTTTACTCAACTCTCTTACCTTGTATTTATATCTCATCACTTCTTCCTTCCTTTTATATACTCTGGTCCAAACTTTAATATATTATTTAACGGCGCAGAATCATGCACGTTACCCGAAACACTGATCCTCGTACAATCAGATTGATAAGGACTCACCCAGTGTTTTAGCCACGCAGGAAAGATAAACATATCTCTCGTTTCAGGAAAGTGGGACATGTAAGTCACACAATCCCTAGGTCCATCGCCATACAAAAATTGTATACCACCAGGGCCGCAGCTCTTACCGATATAGTTCTGGTTTTCTTCTTTCAAAGCTTCAGGTATATCTAAATAAATCACAAACGATAATTTACCGTCATGGTCATGCGGTGGATTAAATTCATTCTTCTTCTGATAGTTTACCCAGAGCGCAGACAAGATATATTCAGGAGGCTTCTCGTAGGCTTTACGTCTAAACGTCTGGTAGGCCTGGTCGTAGACTCCAAGATACTGAGATAGTGTAGGCAAGATCCT